CATCCCGGGAACACCCGCGGCTCCCATCTGACTTTTATCTCTGAGAATTTTTACGTACCTAAATTTTTCAGTTGAATCATTACTGTCATAGTCATAGTCATAGTCATAGTCATAGTCATAGTCAAAGTCGTTGATATCGATAGCATCCGTTATTACAGATTGTTCCTCTTTACTGAGAAACCACGAACCACCAGCAATCACAGCGGAAATGGATGAAAATATCAATAGTATAACAATAATAATAATTGGGTCAGACCGTGCCATTCTTTATAATATAAATAAGATTTAAATTCCACGAATCACAGACAGGGCGATGGAGAGGGTGAAAGCATCAAGCATGGTGTTGATGGGCTTGAGCACGGTGATGTGCTTCACGAGGGAACGGTTCCATACGAGTCGAAGCAGGAACGTGCTAATCAATACGACGAGTACGAACACGAGAAACTCGGTGAGTGCATCAGATCTGGTTTGAGCTTTGGTAACTTCCTGAATCATTTATTACATGTGGATATTTTTTTTCTGTTGCAATTGTAAATGAAAGAACCACCACTCAGTGGTTCTGAAAGTAAGTTTACAAATAGAAGGTGGGGGACCAAGACTGGCATTGGGAATAATAACTGTTATGCCTACGCCGTTGGTGACTATGAGGCGTACAGGTGGCAGAAGTCCATTCCGGGGGATCGTTCTGGACTTTCTAATGGTAACCATAACTACACCCACTGTACGGGTCTCCCCAATCGCGTCATATCAGACAACCCGAAGAAGATTTACAAGGCTGGACCGACTGAGAAATGTAAAAAGGGGTACTACAAAATCATGATGTTTGTCTGTCCTGGAAGACCCACCAATTACATCCGCCAAGGGGACTTCCATTTTTATAAACAACATGGTGTCGTAGAATACAAAATTAAGCCCGGTGATACGATCACATCTGTTGCAAAATTCTTTAACATCCCTGAATCACGGATAAAGAATGCTGGTACATTCAGGGTTGGTAAGCGGATTGTTTTTAAAGCGAATATATTCAGTCACAAGCGTGGGTGGGCAACTGGACCACTTCTGGCTGATGCGGATGGGAAGGTCATAAAAGATCCTCGAAAAGCTTCTCGAAACTATCCAGGTCTAAACTATGAAAGGTATTGTAGTTCATTCTGCGTCAAAAATAGAGGAATCAAAGTCGGCAAGACTCACCCCAAGGTCCGTAAGAATACTCTCTAAATCTAAGGTATCACTAACATCGAAATTTAAATCAAATAAATCAATTACACTGAAAATAGATTCCTCGTTCAAGGACACAGAGTTTGCCGCCGCTGTGTAATTGTTCTGAATCGAAACGACAATCTTATATTGGGAAGCATCGAATACTTTTCTACATGTGGGACATGTATTCTTACCTTGATCTTTCCATCTCTGTAGACAATCGGAATGAAACGTATGTCCACAACGAAGTGAAGGATTACTTCTCGTCGCCTTGACTTCATTGAGGCATATGGAACATGATGACATTCTACAAAGAGGTTCTAAAGTTTTTTTCGTGATTTCTCTCAGTAAATATCGGGAACTTTGAGAAGGGGTACGTTGCAGTTGTTGCAATCTTTGTTACCCTGTTCCTCCTGCACCTTCGACAGGAGACCTGGACCCTGCTTTTGGAGAAGTTGGCGATAAGAATAGTTATCCTCGAAAGAAATACCATTAGTTTTCATCACATAGTTATTAAAAAGTTGAGCAGATGTATTCACGGTGAAGCATCGACCATCGGCCATGCCAAGTCGTTGAGACATATTGTTACTATCTAACTAGAAATTAATTTGTCTGTTGGTAATTGTTTTCATCCAAGATTCGAAACCATTTTCTCTGAGTTTCTCCACGAATGAATCACACCTGTATCCTAGAAAGATATCAAAGACGTCAGTGTCTTCTGTGCGTGACACCCGAATACTGGGATTTTCGTTGATATGCTGGTTAATGATGTTATAGGCAAATGCAATTTCCTTGAGAGTCTCTGCACCAGTGATGATAATTTTACCGGTGCTAAAAATACTACATGTAATCTCTTTCATCTCGTGGGCTGGTTTGAACTTGATCTTAACCGCTGAATATCTGTCTGGTTCAAAAGATACTTTAAAAATATCATCGTACTGCTCGAACCAATCCGCAACCTTCACTAAGTTGATGTTGTAGTTGAGACTAAAGTTCGAGTTAATCATAACGATTCGGAACGAATTCTCCGAGACCTCAATTTCCAAATCCAAAAAAACTTTAAAAATATGAACGATCTGGGTGATGATGCGTTTGCAGTCGAAGAGGTCACAGCATCCCGCCACTTGAATGCTCCCATTAGGAAACACTTTGATAGACTTGGTGCTGTAGGTATCATGATATGTGAGTGTCACTTGGTTGTAGAAGGTTGTGGGTTTGAGTTTCCACTCGAAACCATCGATTGTAGTTCCCTTGCGTCTCATTTTGTATGACCCAATATCCTCAAACTTGCTGCGGAGCCGCTTTATGTCGATTTGCTGCTTAAAGCTTGAAACCATTGTGATCGTTGTAATCTTCACCCAAGAAGGTCTGAACTCATCGGGTAGAGCCTTTCGCATCTCATCGAGTGTGAGGAGATACGAAAAACTATTGTTGGCAATTGAAGAGTACATTTTTGAACATACTTTTTATATTGATTTGGTTTCACTTAGGCCTCCGGTGGATCAATAAAGTAATACGTTATGATTATATCGTCGCTGTCATAACTACCCTGATTAACGGTCTCAAATGTTTTTACTACACCATTTTCTTTAATCATTAAACCCGGTCCAAATTTAGATTTTAAATAATGAATGGTAATTTTTTTCACTTTAGTGTCCGAAAATATACTAAATATTGTTGTTCCTTCAATGGGACCAGATGTACCTTTTTTCCACGAACTATATGAGAGAGGTTTATTATCAGTTAAACCCAATGTGTCGGGATCATCACAAGCGTCACCACCAACAAGAAGACAGCTTTCACCATTTATGGGTGAAAGAATTTGTATTTGTTCTGGTATGACGGGTACATCATCGAGTTTAATTTCGTTAATTGCAGCCGCCACGGAATCATCTGCGCTACTGGCGTTTATGCTGACATCATACACATAATTGGCACTGCGTGCGACCTCCTCCTCCTCTTCCGCCGCCTCTTCCTCTTCCTTTGGAACTACACACGAGTTGCCATCAAATTCGTATCCTGATTTACAATTAGTAAAAACACAATCTAAATCTTCATCAATTGCATAGTTAGCGTTTGGGTCCTCACCTGTACATTTTGCACCCATTATAGGTCTGGTAATAAACCAAGCAGCCCCACCGAGTGCTGCAAATATAAGAGAACATACACTGAGTATTAGTAAAATGATTATAAATTCCATTCCTATATAGTACTTAGAGAATTGTTTTCATTTAAAGATACATGACCTCGTTTCTCAAATCTGCTAAATCCATACATGATGTCGAATGTGACCTCGCTTACATCGAAATTACATACGAGAGATACGTGAAAGGAAAGGGGTATTCAACATACACAGACTATATTAACGCCGAGCCATTGGCAAACTGGGTCTGTTTAGAATCTAATAAGCAATCTATCCCCTATGAGAAGTTTCTTGAAACGATGGTTACGAAAACTCTAGAGGTAAGGCAGCGCATGGCTGAACTTATTCTCGAAAATTTATTGAGTTATGAACAAAGTGATAGAACATATGTTCGTATCATGCATGCTATCAAGATTCTAGATCCAACGTTCCAACCACCCCATGTAAATATGAAGAGTGCTTGGCAGATGGAATGTGCTAGAGCGTTATGTAAAGATTTTATACCCCTCGCTATTCAGAATTGTACGAATAAATCTCGACTCAAATACTTTTTCAACGTCTTACGTATAATAGAACTAGAGTGAGAATGAGGATAGCTAAGAATATCCAAAAATATGGAATGCTCTTATTCGAAACACCAACGATAACGACTGGTTGTTTCTTATCGGGGCATGTAAAGCCGTAGTCAATGTTACGTTGAGGTCGCACCTTTTTCTTTATGAGACATGGTTCAGTCTCATCTTTACAGAGATTGGTGCTACAAAAAACACTTTTCTTTACAGTGTCTTCATCATTAGACTTTTTAATCTCAGTAAAATTCCCAAAATTGCCCGTCTGTCGCACACCCCCTGGAAGAGAGAAATCATGTGTGACAAATGGGTTCACGTCATTAATAGCATCGTCGTCGTTGAGCATAAATTTACTCATCACACTGTTACTACTACTTTAGATTATATTTTTTCGAGTGCATTTTACAACGATGTTCTTCCCACATCTGATCTAGATCAACATTCAACATGTGCGCTAGTTGAAATAGATAACTGAATACATCCCCCATTTCCATCATAACATCGGTACCCCGGTCCTTCTTAAGATTCATCTTTTTGAATGTATTTTTGTGCTGGCGAATGGCTGAAGCGAGCTCACCAAATTCTTCAGTCAATAGTAGCCATACAGTATCTACACCTGCTCGATCCCATCCCTTAGATTTACATACTTTCTCGGTTTCTTTTTTGTAATAGTTCAAACTCTTCATGACTTACTATTTCTTGGGTCGTAATCTTTAATTGATACCAATCTTATCATTGTAATCAATTTTTTTACCAACAGTACTTGTGTTGATCGGTTGGTCCAGGGGAACACTGATTGTATTAATATCACGGTTATAAGCGATGTATTGTGCAACACCGGTTTGAATTTGTGATAAAGCAGTGGCGATTACACGGGTGTTAATCATTTTAACTTGCTCTTTAATATCTTCGTAGTGATTCTCCGAATTGTTGATGAAGACGGCACGCATGATACCATAGAGGTCGTCGGGGTTTTGATAATCTATGGCAATGCCAGTCTTATTTTTAAACGCCTGACGAATGCCACGCTGAATCAGATTTTTGTTGAAATCGGAAAAGAATAGGGTGTTCAGTGGAGTCTCACACTGCTGGAGGGAATCGAGGTGGAGGTTATCACACATATATTATACTCGCCGAAAAAAATTATATGTACATAGTAAAATGGTGAACTTCGCTGATTTTGACGAAGCCTATGCCAACAAGCCACCAACTTTTGAAGAAATTCCGTGCAAGCCCCCAGCCTGCTTCGTTGGGTCTTACCCCCCAGTGTCCAAGGCTGGTCAGGAAGGTCCTTTTTTTGTGAACACCTACCTTCTCCAACCCGATCGTAAGTTTGAGACGTTTGGAACCGTTGCGGTGAGGAGTGCGGACCTCGAGTGTAAGAAATAAGTTAAAAATAAAAGTAGAACAGAATGTATATGAGGGTCATTAAACGCTCAGGTCGTATTGAGGATATGAAATTTGATAACGTCACCAATAGGATCAAGAACTTAACGTATGGACTCTCGGAAAATTGTGATTCCTCCAAGGTTGCACAGCAGGTATTCTCCTCGATGTACGATCAAATCACCACACAAGAGATTGACACACTTTCTGCGGAAATCTGCATTGGTATGATTACGATTGACCCCGACTACGAAATTCTAGCTACACGTATCGTCGCCAGTAACATTCACAAGGTGTGTCCCAACAACGTTCATCTCGCTATGAAAAAGCTTCAGAAAGTCGGTGTCGTGACCGATGAGGTTGTGGAGGTTGCTCAACAGCTCAAGAGTTCAATCGACACTGATCGTGATTTTGATTTTGGATACTTCGGTCTCAAAACACTTGAGAAAAGCTATCTTCAACGTGTTGATGGAAAGTTGGTCGAAACACCACAGTATATGTTCATGCGTGTTGCTATTGGTATTCATGGAAAGGATATCCCATCTGTTCTCGATACATACGACAAGATGTCCCAGGGGCTCTTCATCCACGCGACCCCAACTTTATTCAATTCAGGAACTCCACGACCACAAATGAGCTCATGCTTCCTTATCGCAAATAAGGGGGATTCCATCGATGGAATTTACGGGACTCTCACCGAATGTGCTCAAATTTCGAAGTGGGCTGGTGGTATTGGTATGCATATCCACGATATTCGGGCAAATAAGTCAAGGATTCGTGGTACAAATGGTCAGTCGGATGGTATCATCCCAATGCTCAGAGTTTTCAACGCCACCGCACGCTATGTTAACCAGGCCGGTCGCCGCAAAGGTTCGATCGCGGTCTATATTGAACCTTGGCATGCGGATATCATGGAATTCCTCGAACTCCGTCTCAACCAAGGTGACGAGGAGGCGAGGTGCCGCGACCTCTTCTCAGCTCTCTGGATCCCCGACCTCTTCATGAGGAGGGTCGAAGAGGGGGGCAACTGGTCTCTCTTCTGCCCAGATAAGGCGAGGGGGCTCTCGGATGTATACGGCCAGGAGTTTGAAGAGTTATACCTAACGTACGAGAAAGAAGGTCTAGCCAATGCGACCGTCCCCGCCGCTGAAGTATGGAAGGCCATTCTCAAGTCTCAAACGGAGACTGGCACCCCCTATATGCTCTACAAGGATGCGTGCAACGCGAAGAGTAACCAGAAGAACTTAGGTATCATTAAGAGTTCCAACCTTTGCACAGAAATCATAGAACACACAGACAAAGATGAAACGGCTGTATGTAACCTGGCCTCTATCGCTCTTCCAAAGTATGTCAATAGGGAGACAAAGACCTTCGACTACAATAAACTCCATGAGGTCACAAAAACGGTCACAAAGAACCTGAATCGGGTCATCGACCGTAATTTCTATCCCGTGGAGACTGCCAGACGTTCCAACATGAGACATCGTCCTATTGGTCTCGGTGTCCAAGGTCTCGCAGATGTATTTATCATGTGTGGTCTCCCCTTCGATTGCGAAGAATCCCGTCTCATGAACGCACACATCTTTGAGACTATGTACCACGCCGCTCTCGAAGCATCCTCAGAGTTGGCAGAAGTTGATGGGTCCTATGAGACCTTCGAGGGATCCCCTGCATCCCAAGGTCTTCTCCAACCAGATATGTGGGAAGGACCCGCGAAGTTCAGTGGGCGTTATGACTGGGACGATATGAGAGAGCGTGTAAAGACGAAAGGTCTCCGAAACAGTCTTCTATTGGCACCTATGCCAACCGCCTCTACGGCTCAAATTTTAGGTAACAACGAATGCTTTGAACCTTACACGACTAATATTTACTTGCGACGCACTTTAGCTGGTGAGTTCGTGGTGGTTAATAAGCATCTCGTCGAGGACTTGAAGAAGGTCGGTCTATGGTCCAAGGAGATGAAGGATCTCATGGTCAAGGCGGGGGGCTCTATCCAAAATATTGTGGATATCCCCGAAGACATCAAGAAACTCTATAAAACTGTATGGGAAATCAGTCAAAAGTGTATCATCGATATGGCAGCTGACCGTGGTCGTTTCATCGACCAATCACAATCCATGAACCTCTTCATGGAGAGCCCAACGATGTCTAAACTTTCCTCAATGCATATGTATGCATGGAAAGCTGGTCTCAAGACTGGTATGTATTATCTTCGTTCAAAGGCGAAGGCTCGACCAATCCAATTCAGTCTAGAACCAGATTGTGTGGCATGTTCAGCTTAAAGTTTTGAAACGTGTAATATGTAGAAAGACATGGACAAAGCTCTCGAAAATCTTCAAATCAATGAATATAATAATCGGAAAATTGTCATCTCTACAAAACAGGGAACCCCCCTCCGGGTACAACTTCCCCGTATGTACATGCCGTTCGGTGTTTCAGGTTTCACCCCCGAGGTTGGAGCCACCAAGTACAACATTGACTTTGCCGTGAAGGGATATGACGAAGAGGAAAGTTACATGAAGAAATTTTACGACTCGTTGAAAAAACTCGAGGATAAAATCATCGATGCTGTGGTGGAACAAAGTGAGGTCATCTTTGGATCCTCAATGACAAAAGAGGAGTTGTCTCCCATGTTCAACTCAAACATCAAGGAATCTCCCGATCGGGAACCAAAGTTTCGTATTAAGGTCGATACAAATGTAGATGATCAGATCAAGGCGAATGTTTTTGACGCAGACAAAAACATCAAAAAGGATGAAGTGACCAATGGGCTCTATGCAAGAAATTCGGGACATGCCATCGTTGAACTTAACAGTGTGTATTTCTTGAACAGGATGTTTGGTTGTACTTGGAAACTTCATCAACTCGTCGTGTATGAGCCACAAAATCTCAAGGGATTTCAGTTTATTATTTAATTTTATTCATAAGCAAAATGCTATATATAGCCTGAGCCTCCTTAAGAAGCTTACCCTGTATCCTGGTAAATTTCTTTGGGTCCATGCCTAACTTAATCTTGGCCACTTTGACGGATTCTTCCCATTTGGAAAGGGTCATTCTTACTTTTTAGACATATTTTTTTCCGCCTTCTTCATCAATTTATCATACATCTTGGTCTCGTTAGAGGGCATCAGACAGAAGGAACCCTTCTTGTCACTCTTTTTCTTCGCCTCCTCGACGAACACCTGGAACTTGGGGTTCTTCTTGAGGGACTTCTTCGCCGCCTTACTGGCCGCCTTGGAAATGATGCGACCATCCTTCATCATGAGATCCTTCTTCATGAGACCACCAGAGGTGCTATCGGCGGTACCATGGAAAACTTCAGCTCGGGAACCAATAGTCATTTATATTACGCTCTGAAAATTTTCTTGATGTCCAAGATTGAAATCTTATCGGTCGTTCTCTTCACCGGAATTTGATTTTCGATCCTCTCATCATTGAGAACCTTAGAACACACGATAGACTTGTGACCCTGGAGAGCCATCATTTCCTCTTCCACACTGACAAACCGATCACATTCCTTATAGACCAACTTTTTCACATACACCGGTTTCGTCTGTCCTGTTCTATGACTTCGTCCTATGGCCTGTAGTTCGGTAGCTGGATTCCAAGATGGTGCCGTGATGTAGACTCTCGTCGCCTCTTGGAGGTTAAGACCCTGGCCACCACATTTGATCTGAATGATAAATGTTGCACCCGATGGTGACTTTTTAAAGTGTTCAATTTGTTTCACCCTCTCGTCTTTGGATACAGAACCATCAATTCGAAACACTGGACCTTCTAGATTCGCCTGAATGTGATTCATTTCACCCCTGAATTGACAAAAGATGAGGGTCTTCTCAGTAGGATGAGACTTGACCATTTCAAAGAGGGTCTCCATCTTCTTCGAGCGTCCGATCCATTTTTCGGGTGCAGTCTCATTTTGTTTGGCAACACCATTCAGATACATCTGTGGCCAAATCATACACTGTCGAGCGCGGAGAAGACACTCTAAGATGACCATATTCTTCGCATTGAGGCTCACAGCATTTCTGAAGGCATCTCTGATTGTATCCTGCGCCTCGAGGAACACAATCTCGTACAACTGCTTTTCATCCGGATACATATCCAATTCCACATTCTCGAAGTAGCACGGCGGTAAGCGGAGACGATCGTTAATATTAGCCAGGTCATCCTTGGTGCGGCGGAGAATGTAGATATCTTTGATCTTGTTCGTCATCCCTTGCACAACGACCTTCGAGAGTCCCAAAAATGTCGAGAGAGACACAAAGTCCTCCATGGAATTGAAGACTGGGGTGCCAGTCACAATCCACCTGATTTGGGTCTGAAGGCGACACACACTCTTGAACAATTTCGAACGTTTGTTTCGGATCTCATGGGCTTCGTCCAATATCACCCGATCCCACTGAACCCCATGGAGAGGGGTCACCGCCTCAGCCTTTCCACCCTTAACCGTCAAAAGGGTGTATGGTGCGATTGTAACATTGTGGTCGCCAAGCACCCTGTCTGGTCCGTCGAAGACACCAACCGTTAGGGTCGGTGCAAATCGATTGATTTCCTGAACCCATTGGGTGATAATAGATTTGGGTACGATGATGAGCGTGCGAGGCTTCGGGTTTCCAAGTATAGTGGAAACAAGCTGCACAGTCTTACCCAAACCCATTTCGTCACAGAGGAACCCACCTTTGGGTCCCGAGGTTTGTGCCTCCATAGTGAGCATCCAAAGGACACCCTCTCTTTGGTACGGGGCAAAGAGCCGACCATTGAGGGAGTTTTTAGCATGCGTATATTGTTCTTCAATCGTCATGGTTTTGGTTTGATTTTCTTAAATGTGTGGGTCACTTAGGTTTCATTCTTCATGATACTCGTCCTCGTCTGAAATAATTTCGACTTCACATACAACTGGTTCGGGTTCCTTCTTTTTACGTGTCTTCTTTTCCTTTGGTTTAGGGAGTTCATCCATGTGTTCCCTAAAGTACAGGACTTTGTCCCAGAACTCTTTCATGACGGGTAGATATTTCTTGAACCACTCACGATCTCTCTTCACGTTGGTGACGTCAAACTCCTCGGGTTTGGGCCAATTCGTTTCGGCTGGCTTGTATTGAATAAAGTCAGCTTCCTCTAAATCGAGAATCTCCATACACAGTTGAAGCTGAGGCATGTAATGTTCGGGTACCTCCCCAGGGATGATAGCTCTTTGAGGGGGGCATTTGATCTCAACAAGCTTTCCACTCTCACTCACACCATCGGGACTTCCACCGAGCCAATTATGCACGGGGTGGGGGCAGAGACCAATCTCATGAACTACTTCGTTGTGCCTCTCTTCATAGAGGATACGTGCTTCGTCTTCATATTTCTCACCATGCCTCGTGGCTGCATTTCCTGTGAACTTCTCCCCTAGACCACACTTCTTCAATAAGAGACCGTCGGGTGTTTCATATTTATTCACACCAATAGCAGTAGCAGCATCACTCGCGGTGAGCATATTTCCACGAAGTTTCAACCACGCTTCACTTTTTTGCGCATCATATTCTCGTTCGATTAAAGCCTTTACATTCGGATGCATATTAAATGTCTAATGACTATATTGTTTAAGCTGTTCCTGTACATTGAAGTACATCTGCGCAGCGTTCTGCTCGGCTTGTTTTTTACTTTTGGCAATCCCTCTACTAACACATCCATTGTTGATGTAGATATCAATGTAGAAAAGTCCCTCATAGTGTGCAACTACTCGATACTCGGGGAGAGGCCATCCATTAACTTGGCAGTGGCGCATGAGATGATCCTTGAAGTTGTCATCCACCATAATAGAGTTCAAATCAACAAATTTCGGATCTTGATAAATTCTTAGGATAAATTCCTTAGCATGAATGAGACCAATATCCATATATATCGCACCAATGAGTGCTTCAAAGACATCTTCTAAAATTTTAACATTATTGTTCCACCCATTACGCATACCCTTTTCATCCATGATGACGAGTTCATTGAGATTGAGAGCATTCGCAATTTTAGCCAGCGTTTCACCACGAACGAGCTTTGTGCGAGCTTTCGTGAGGAAACCTTCTTGGCGTTTTTCGAAACGATCAAATAAAAATTTTGTAATCACAAAACCTAGGACGGAGTCACCAATAAACTCGAGTGTTTCGAAAGACTCTGTAAATTGTTCATATTCTTTGAGAGCAGACTTGTGAGTAAATGCCTTTTGGTACAAATCAAGGTTTTTGATCTTTGTACCAACAAGTTGTTCGATTCGTACCTTATCTACGAAGGTCGCCATTTGTTATATGTATATTGTTTTTTATTTTTAAGCCTCCTTCTTGATGTAGTGGGGAGACAGGAATTTTTGGAGGTTAAGGTAAGTTACCTGAACGTCGGCAGGGGGTGCGAGAATCTCACGAAGCTTGTCGTCGAGAATGATCTGGCGACCGTTGTCGGGATGCTTGAGACCCTTCTCAGTGATGTACTTGTTGATGAACTTGGTCACCTCAGAACGGGAGATGAGTTCTCCCTCTGGAAGTCCAAGAAATTCCCTCAACTTAGGTGTAACATCTTGCTTACGGTTGAATCCATTGTTCTCAGCCCGCTTCTTAGCCTTCTCCCCATCTGGATCCTCCTGTGTGCTCTTAATCTTACGAACGAGCTTGATAAGATTCTTAACATCGTTGCGAAGGGCAGCCATCTCAGTTTCGAGAGTTTCAATAGACATTATATCTATCTTAGTTTCTTAATCTTTAAGTTCCTGAATGTGTATATCGTTATAGCGGTAACAATTAGCCATAATAAAAACATAAAGCCTCGGTTGTCGATATCGACGAATGTGGGTCTGTCTATGTATCTAAATGGTTCTCGTGATCCATCATCAGGACATCCACCCGAGCAACAATC